ACGAGGGCCAGGAGGTTGAGCTTGAGCTGAAGCAGGCGCGGCAACTGGTGGAGGACGGCCTCGCCCAGGCCGTGGATCCAGCCGACCTTGAGGAGACCAAGGAGGAGGTCGTTGCTGAGAAGAAACCTGAGCCGGAGACGGCTGAGCTGAAGCCGGCGGAGAAAGCGGTAGCACCGCCCCAGGAACGTGTGGGTCCGCAACGGCGACCGGCCGACCATAAGGCGGAGCGGCCGACCTCTAAGGGCTGATGCCAGCCAAGCTGCTCACCCCGCCGGCCTTCGAGCCGATCGACCTGGACCTGGCCAAGGCGCACCTGCGCGTCGACTACTCCGACGACGACGGCTACATCCAGGCCCTGATCACGGCAGCCCGCGAGTACTGCGAGACGGTGATGGGTCGTTCGGTGATGACGCAGACTTGGCAACTCAATCGAGACAGCTTTCCCGCCCTCAGCCCCAACGTGCCCTACGCGGTGGCTGCACCTTCGGGCACGCTCTACGGCGTCTGGAACCAGCAGGGCAGCTCTCCGCTGGGCTGGCAGACAGACCTGAGCAGCTTCCGGCTGCCCTGGCCGCCGCTGCAGTCGGTGAGCAGCATCACCTGGTTGGATACGGCCAACAACCTGTCTACGGTGCCCTCCAGCACCTACATCGTGGACACCATGTCCGAGCCGGGTCGGGTGGCGCTGGCCTACGGACAGACTTGGCCTTCCACCTCCACGCAGGGCAACTCCATCAGCCCGGTGGCCGGAGTCACCGTCACCTACGTGACTGGCTATGCGTCGGTTACCCAGGTCCCGGCCTCGATCAAGCACGCCATCCTGCTTTTGGTGGCGGCCTGGTACGAGAACCGCGAGGACATCGTCATTGACAGGCGCATCAGCGCCGTCTCGCTGCCGCTAGGCGTCCAGGCTCTGCTCTGGCGCAACAAGGTGCCGGAGCCAATCTGACCGCATGACCAGGATCGGGGAGCTCAATCGCATCCTCACTCTGCAGATGCGACAGAGCTCTCTCGACGCCGAGGGGCGCGACAACGAAACCTGGATCACGATCAGCGATGTTCGCGCCAATATCAACCCGCTGACCGCCAAGGACTTCTTGCTCGCCGGGCAGAATGCCGAGCGAGTCACTCATCAGATCACCGTGCGCTTTCGCAAAGACTTGGCCACTCCGCCAGCCGCTGGCGGTGCGCAGAGCGGCCACAACCTGCGACTAGTAGAGGGGACTCGTGTCTTCGCAGTCCACTCCGTGATTCATGACCAGGAGCGGCGGCGCTGGCTGATCTTGCTCTGCGTAGAACTCGAACCCGTCTAGGAAGAAGGAGAAGAAATGGCAGCTCTTACCGGTCCCAACATCGTGGCCTCGGGCGGAGGTTCGGGCAGCCCGCGCTGGTGCGTGCTCGGCTTTCCAAACGTCACCACCGCCGACACTTTTGACCTCTCCACGCTGACTGCGATTTCGCCGTTCGTGACGGTCACTCACGCCTTCACCGCCCCCACAAGCAACCGCACGGCGACTCCGGCCGTGGGCACCATCGCCAGCAACACCATCGTCTCGCTGCTGGGGACCGGTATCGCCAGAGATTCCTGCCTCCTCTTCGCCATGGGTGAGTGAAGGTCGGTTAGGGGCTGACATCCTTGCGGCGGTTGGCCGCGTAATGGATGACAAGGACGAGCGCTAGCGCTAGTGCGGCCAAGCCGAGCCAAAGTTGGAGCGTGACGGACTCTTGGTCGACTTTGAGTTCGTAGGGGTTCACCACTGAGCCGTACTGGTCGATGGCCTGCTGGGCTCGGTGGGCTTCATAGACCAGCCAGACGCCTATGGCTCCGAGGCCGACTCCGACGAGCAGTCGCTTCATAGTCTCTTCTCTTCTATTTCCATTTTCTCGCAACTACAAACCAGCTTAACGGTTCGAAGGGAGAGTCAATGGGTCCAGCGTTGATCGCCGAGCGCACCACCGAGATCGCCGCCGAGTACAGGGTCGCCTATCGGCAGCTGCAGCTCCTGGAGCACAAGATCGCCGACACGCTGACCCTACTCGAGAACGATCGTCGGCTGGCCGAGCGCCGCTACCAGCTGGCTCGCAAGGCCTGGTCAGAGCTGGCGCTCGGCGAGGATGACGAGTTTCTGGTTGAGGAAGAGGACTGATGGCCACCACCACCGCCAGGGCCATTAAGGATTTCATCGAGTCCAGCCTGGGGCTGGGACTCTCGGCCTACGGCGACCGGCCGCCTCAGCAGCAGAAGCGGCCCTACATCGTGATCCTCGAAGAGATCGCCTTGGTCCCCGACCTCTTCGAGGACTTCAAGGCAACCACGGCGGTGGAGACGGTCCAGGTCGACCTCTTCGAGGACTGGCGGGATCTCTTGAGCGGCCAGCTGCTGGAGGACTACACGCTGGCCCCGCGCCTGCGCCGCGGACTGCACGGAGCCCGCACGGCCTCGATCGGCAGCTTGATCGTCTACGCGCTGCGCGTCCAGTCCAGTCGCCGCGCGATTGACGAGCAGGCCAACGAGGTGCGCCACATCCTCACTCTTGAGGTCTACCGCGAGCTGTGAGGGTCTTCTGTGGCAGGGCGCAGTGCGGTGAGCTGCTGGGCTCGGTTGGTCCCTCGGCGGCGCAGATGAACCCGCACCCGGTCTGGCGCATCCAGCCCGGTTGGGTCTGGCGTCAGGGCACCCTGGAGAGGGTTGACCAGGACCTCGCCCAGCAGTCGCGCCTGATCCACGCCACCTGGGGGCGAACTGACGGTCGGGTGAACGTCGCCCGCGAGGCCAACCTGCCCATCGTCGTGCGCTGCCCCAAGTGCCACGGACTTCGGCTCGTGATGCCGGACGTCGTCCTGCGTCCGGTCGTCAATCGCTAGACAGCCCTACCGCTTGTCGGCTGTCTGGTTGCTATTTCAGGCGAGCGGATTCTGAGCTGGAAGCCCCAGCAAGGAGCACCGAATGTCCCTCTCAAGGGTGACCAAGTTGTTCGGCGTCAACAACGCCGGCATCTATCGGCTGGTGACAGACCCCGCTGGCGCTCCGCCCACTTATGGCAGCAAGATCAACGTGACCGGCGCCAAGCACCTGACGGCCAAGCTGGGCATGGACATCAAGCAGCTGCGCGGGGACAACACGCTGCTGGCCGCTGACGCCGTCTTCAAGGATGTCAGTGGAGATCTGACCTACGCCAAGTTCAACTTTGATCTCCTGGCCCAGGTGGCGACCGCAGCTGGCGCCTCCTCCGTGGTCGAGGCTGGCACTACTCCCAACCAGTCGACCAAGGTCACGCTCTCCCAGGCCGACACTCCTGCTTCGTTCAAAATCGAAGCACAGAGCAAGCAGGTCGACTATGTCGGCGGTGACATGCACTTCATCTTCTTCAAGTGCACCGCCAGCTCGCTGGACATGCTTGGATTTGACGAGGAGAACTACAACCAGCAAGGAATCTCCTACACCTCGTTCCCGGTGATCGGGACCCCGACCGGGCTGCCGGCGAACAGTTGGTGTCAGGCCATTGCAAATGAATCGGCCGTCGCCATAACCTGAGGTAGTATAGCTGCTACACTTGGATATGTGAAACGATGTACCAAGTGTGGTAAGGAGAAACCGCTCGACGCGTTTTATCGGCATTACGGTCAACCAACCTCTTTGTGTCGGCTATGTATTAAGGCGACCAACCAGGCTTGGCGTGAGCGGAACAAGGAAAGGCACACTCGTTATCAGGTGACTTACAACCGAGCGCGGAAGCTCGGCCTTACCTATGACGAATACCAAGCTCTGGATGAAGATCCGGGCAAGGAATGTGCTATCTGTGGAGCCACTTCCGATAGTCTGCGGAACGGCACCTTCAATAATGGGACGGTGACAGCTGGCCAAAAGCGTCTTGCGATTGACCACAGCCATACAACTGGCCGTCTGCGGGGGTTCCTTTGCGGACACTGTAATCGAGCGTTGGGATTAGCGAATGATGATCCAGCCTTGCTCAGGAAGATGGCTGATTATCTGGAGCGTGGCGCGGAATTCCCGGTGCTCGGTAGCTATGAAGCTCGTCCAGTTATCTCGCGACCAGTCCAGGGTCGCGGTGGTCCGAGAACATCACGGTTAACGCCCTGCACTGTCGAGAGCTGCAACAAGAATGCTCGAACGCGCAGCCTGTGTGGTATGCACTACGCACGACTGACAAAGCACGGTATCACCGACGATCCCGCCCGTATCGAGGTCTGCACTGTTGAGGGATGCGTTCGCCCTCACCGAACTAAGGGTTACTGCATCCTCCATTACAAGCGATTCACAAGACTCGGCGATCCTGTGGCTGGTTGGATTCCGCCCGAGCAGGCCGCTACCAACTGCGCCACGTGCGGTCAGGAACTGAAGTCCTACCGCACCATCCAGCGCTTTTGTTCCGCCAAGTGCCGCAACGCGTGGCACACCACTCACCCCAAAGCCCCGACTGTCTAGGCCATGTCGTTGAGGCGTGGCCGCTTCTCACCTCGAAGCCCGAGGAGGATAAATGGCAACCAACCTCACCGACTCCGTCCTCGATGAGCCTCTCGCTGACTCACCGTCGCCGCCAGACGAACCCAAAGGCATGTACCCGCACTCGGCGGGCGAGTCGGCCGACATGATTGCGGAGCGACAAGCGCGCATCTCTGAAGCGCAGAAGCGGCAGGCCGAGGATGCGGCGCTAGTCAACCAGCTCAACAACGAGATCTCGGTCCTCAACAGCCTGCGCCAGGCCAACGGTCAGGCTCCGCTCTGATGGCCGTCCAGCAGGACGCCGAGCAGGAGGGGCCCAAGCTCGTCGCCAACGGGAGCTGGGTCAATCTGGGCGGCAGTCGGGTCCAAGTTGTCTTCGACAACCGGGCGCTGGTCGAGATCGAGCGCCGCTGGGGTTCGCTCAACGCCTTCGCCAAGGAGCTGCGCAAGGGTGATGAGGGGAAGATCTATACCTGCGTCTCGGATGCCATCGCAGCCACTGTGCGCAATCTGCCGGTGGATCCGGTGGATCTCATCGACCCCAGCCGGGTGCTGGAGTACGTAATCGCGATCGGGGCTGCCTTCCGGGAGGCGATTCCCACTGTCTCTGAACCAAAGGCCGAACAGGGGGGCGGACGCAGCCCAGACAGCCCTTTAGCTGGGGACGGCTCTTCCACATCGGGGTCGTCCGCTGGGGGCTGGCACCCGCCGACTTCTGGGCCATGACGCTGGCCCAGGTCTCGGCGCTGATCGAGGTCGAGGCCGAGATCCAGGAGCGGGAACGAGCACGTATGCGCCACCGGAGCGCTTGAGAGGATGGCCGGCTACCAGGTCCAGGTGGACAAGGCCGCCTTCGATGCAGCGCTGCCCGCTGCCATCGAAGATCTCCGCCAGGCCAGCACCGAGTTCATCATCCTGGTCGCCGACTTCGTAGTCAGGCGAGCCAAGGAGCTGGCACCCAAAGGAGCCACGCTGGTCCTGGAGAACTCGATCTCTGCCAGCCTGCCCTCCCATGAGCCACCAGGGTTGGTGATCGAGGTCAGCGCGACTGACCGGGCGGCGGTCTTCATGGAGTTCGGGACCGTCTATGACCGCCCTGAACCCTTCATGCGGCCGGCGCTGGCCGAGGCCGCACATGGACTCCACGCCATCGACGTCATCGGGCGTCTCACTGCCAGCACTCGTGCCCGCCTCTTCGTGCGCCGGATGCGTGCACGCGGCATTCTCCAGAAGCAGTCGTCAGTGTTGCACCTGAGCGCGGCCGAACAGCGGACGGTCTCCAGGCAGATCAGCCAGCGGCTGCGCTATCGGGGCTCCAGGGTGACCTACCGGAGGCCGAAGAAGGGAGGTTAGCTTGGCAAACCTTCCCGACCTCAAAGCCAAAGTCAAGCTCGACCTCACGGACCTGGAGACGGCCGCGGCCAAGGCCAGTCTGCTGGGAGCAGCGCTGCAGAAGGAGCTGGGGGGTACGCGGGGCTCCGAGATCGATCGCTCCATGAAGGCGGTTGGAGCCTCGACTGCGGCGCTTGGAAACTCGTTCGTCTCCACGGCTGTGAGCGCCGAGAAGCTGGGGACCGCCCACACCCGCGTCATCACCTCGACCCACGACGTCTCTAAGGCCCACGAGGAGGCGACCGGCAAGCTCAAGACCATGGAGGAGTCCACCAGCCGGGTCTCTGCCCTCTTCGGCGAGTACGGCTCGGTGGGCGAGAAGCTGACCCAGAAGCTAGGGGCGCTCTCGGGGCTGGCTGGGCTGACCGGGGTGGGGCTGGCCGGCACGGTGGCGGCGGCGGGGATCGGAGCCGTGGTGGTAGTCGGCAAGGAAGCGGTTGACTCCTTCGTCGCCATGGCCGACAAGGTGCTCAACTTCCAGCGTGCCACCGGAGCCTCGGCCGAGGAGTCGAGCCGCTTGGTCGACGTCTTCCAGCAGGTCGGCATCAGTGGGGACCAGGCGGCGGCCGCCATGTTTCGCATGAACAGTCGGCTGGAGGGCACCACCCCGGCCACCGCCAAGGTCGCCGAGCGACTGGCTGCCCTGGGGGTCGAGGTCGTCAAGAACAAGGACGGCACGGTCGAGCTCACGCAGACGCTGGAGAACGTCGCCGCGGCCTACGTCAAGGCCGGGGACGGCTCCCAGAAAGATGCCATCGCCTTCCAGGCCTTCGGGCGCTCAGGGCGCGACCTGATCCCTATCCTCGAGCAGGGAGCGACCGGCATCAAGGCGATGTCGGACCAGGCCCAGCTCCTCTTCACGCAGCAGCAGTTGGAGCAAGTCAAGAACTACGAGACCGAGATGGAGCGCCTCAACCAGGAGCACGAGCGCTTCAACCAGACCATCGGAGGCGCCGTGGTCCCGGTCTTGACCGGGCTCGTCGAGAACTTCAACAAGTACGCCGAGGCCACTCGCTACGCCAACGAGAAGACCAAGGAGATGGGCCTCAGCTCGCGCTCCACCGGTCAGGAGTTCCAGAAGTACTACGAGGAGGGGCTGAGGGCGGCTGAGGCCTCACGGCAAAGCGCTGCGGCCGACTCGGAGCTGACCGCCGCCGCCAAGACCGCCGCCGCCGCGATTGCTGCCAAGACCAAAGAGGAGGACGCCGACGCCAAGGCGGCCCTGGGGGCCGCTGACGCCTGGCGCAAGAACGCCGACTCCCAGGACCGGGTGATCCAGGCCGCCGACGCGGTGAAGACGATCGA